AAAGCCGAAGACGGCCACCGAGCAGCAAGCCGCCATGATCTTCGGCGGCAGCTGATACGCTGGCCGGGCGTAGGGCTCCCCAGACCGGTGAGAACGTAATGGGAGTGCTCAGGCCCGGACACTGCGTAGCGCCCTCGGTCCGGGTTGGTTAGGGACTAGGCCGGTTGCGACACCCCCGTCACATCACGTGGCGGGGGTGCTTGCGTTGGGTGGTTATGATCTGCGTAGGCGCGCTACTGCCGGATGGATGAGCCGCCTCCCGCTCGCGGTGCCGGATGGGCCGGAGCTCCCCCAGACCAGCGACACCCAGGGAGGCCCGGCAATGGCCGGTTCCGTCAACCCGGGCGAATGGATCATCGAGGATTACGCCTCGGGCCTGATCACCCGGTTCACCCAGTCCTCGGCCGTGATGGGCGCCAGCTCGCGCACGGAGCCGATGCGCACCAACTCCAAGTGGATCGCGAAGGACACCGACGCGGAGGTCGAGGTCACCCAGAAGGGGCAGACCTACAACCTGGACACCGACGACGTCGAGAAAATCCGCATCGACGCCGCGAAGATCACCCACGCGTCCAGCTACGACGAAGAGGACCGCTCCGACGCCGCGGCGTGGCAGGACATCACCAACGCCAAAAAGCGCCGGGCCACCTCGAACATGGCCGTGTTCTACGACAACCTCGCGCTCGGGGTCACCGGTGCGCAGGTCGTGGGCAGCAAGACGGCACCGTACGAATCGGTCTACCACGCCGTGGCCACCGAGGCGCCGGGCAACATCGTCACCGTCAGCCTGGGCGCCGCGGACCTCTCCAAGGCGATGTGGACCGGCATCAACAGCACGTTGGAAATCGCCGAAGACTCCGAGTGGGCCGGCGAGGACCTGGTGTGGGTCATCTCCACCGCGTTCAAGTCCAAGCTGCGTGGCATGGACGCCACCGGCAAGAACGGCGTCAATTTCTACGTGCCGCCCACCGGCGGGGACCCGAACAACCGCAGCGACAAGGGCCCGCACCTGCTGCGCGGCCAGATCGGCGCGTACCCGGCGTACTTCACCAAGGGCGCGCGGCTCTCGGCCGCGGGCACGTACCGGCCGTCGATCGGCGCGGGCGCGAAGGGTTCGCTGGGCAACGCGTTCGGCGTGCTGGTGCCGGCGTCGTACCTGATCGTCGGCAACCGCTCGCCGCTGGAGAGCCAGTTCCTGGACTCCCAGAACGGCAACGGCGGTGTCGGCGCCCTGTCGGACACCGACTACCTCAAGATGCGCATGCGGAAGGGCTTCAAGCTCGCGGAAGCCGAGGCTGCCGCGATCATCGAGCTCATCGCCTAGTACCGGCCGCCGGGCGCCCCGTGTCCGTCCTCGCGGGGCGCCCGGTGACCCACCACGAAGGGAGGTGATCATGGCCGGAACGTGGTGCGACACCGCCAAGGTGTTCCAGCTCACGGGCGCCACCGTGACGGAAGCGCAGCTGCTCCAGGCGCAAGGCGTGATCGAGACCTTCGTGGACGTGGACCCCGAGAACCCGGGAGATCATCTCTCGGTGCGGGACCGCGGACGGCTGGAGGCGGCCACGGCGTACCAGGCCGGGTGGATGTTCGAGCAGATCGACGTCACCTCGCGCACGGACGTCAAGCAGCTCAACCAGGACGGCCAGGGCTGGACCTACGCCCACCCGGACGCGGCGATCCTCGGCCCGCTCGCGAGTCGGAACATCGCCAAGCTGAGCTGGAACGAGAGCGGCGCCGTCGGCGGAGGGTGCGGGCGCAAGCGGTACGCGACCATCGACGACGTGCGGGACGCCGTCCTGCGCGACGAGGTGGACGTCGTCCCGTGGGTGCGTGAGTGCTGATGACCGCCTTCGTGCCGAACACCGTGGTGGCGCTGTTCCAGGACGGCACCATCCCCGACACGCTCGACGCCTGGAACAACCCGGTTCCGGTGACGGAGCCGCCCGTGGAGCTCGCCGACGTCCGCGACGTGCCGGCGCTGCTCACTGAACACGGGCAGTCCGGCCAGAGCGGCAGCAGTACTGATCAGCCGAACGCCGGCGCCGAAACCGTCGTGCACAAGTATCTCCTCCGGCTGCGGCCGGCGCGTGTGCGTGACCTGACCATCACCCCGAGGACCCGCGTGCTGGACCAGCGCACGGACCGCTATTTCGAGGTGGACGAAGTACCCGAGGTGACCAGCACTGTGCAGGTGGATGACGTCCGCCTGGTGCTACGTCGGCTCAGCTGAACCCGGGCGCACGGCGCGGAGAGCGCCGCTCGGCACGATGGCCCCCACCGGAGAGGCAGGGAGCGCGATGGCACGCGTAGTGCTGGACCAGGGCGGACTCGCCCGGCTGGCCGATCACGTGATCGAGCGCGCTTCCGTGATCCCCCTGGCCATCGGAGTCGATGCCGAAGCACTCGCCCCCGTGCGCACCGGCGCCCTGAAGTTCTCGATCAAGGTCGAGGAGATCGGGCGCGGAATCTGGCGCATTTCCGCGGGTACGGGGCTGCCCGACGGCCGTGCGGTCTACCAGGAGCTCGGCACATCCAAGATGCGCGCGCAACCGTACCTCCGTCCCGCCGTCTATCAGTACCGCGCCCTGTAGGAGAAGATCATGGCTCTTGGCTACTCGCCCGCGAAGGCGCGGGACATTCTGGACGACGTGGTGACGGAGTACCCGTTCCTCCAGCGGCACACAGGCGACCCGGGCCCGAACGGCACGGCGAACGTCTCCGCGAGCAGCTCGCGGCAGGACTCCACCGGCAAGTGGGCCGCGGCCAGCACTTCGGGCGCGACCTCGACGAAGGCGACCAACGCCGCCATCACGTGGGCGAACGAGTCCGCCGCGGAGGACCACACGCACGTCACCCTGTGGTCGCTGGCCGCGGGCGGCGCGTTCGGCATGTCCGGGCTCATCACCGCGAACCCCGTCGGAGTCGGCGACGACTTCGTGGCGGCCGCGGGCGCCATCGTCCTGTCCCAGCCGAACGCGAGCTGACCATGACCACCTTCGCCGACGATTTCAACCGCGCCGACTCCAGCAACCTCGGAGCCGGCTGGGTTGAGGTGTCCGGCGACTGGTCGATCGTGTCGAACCAGCTCTCCCCCGGGAACGCCGGCGGCACGATCCTGCTCCGCGCGGCCACCGACGCCGCCACCGATGACAACTTCGCTCAGGCCACGATCGCCGCGACGGCAGCCGCGAGTCAGGGCGTGGCCTGCCGCACGAACGCGAACCTCAGCACCGGCTACCTCTGGCGCAACAACGGCACGAGTTGGGACCTGTTCACGCTCGGGACCTTCGTCCTGCTGGCCACGTACGCCGTCGCGGCCGCGCCTGGCGACGTCGCTCGAGTGCAGGCCGTCGGTTCCACGATCAAAGCGTTCGTGAACGGCGTCGAACGCGCCAGCGTCACGGACACCACCTACACGACGGGCAAGAGCAGCGGGATCCGGGCGGATTCGACGAACGCCCTGCGGTTCGACAACTTCAGCTCGGGCGACGTGGGCGGCGCCACCGTGAACGCCACTATGGCGTTCGACGGCGAGGCGGGTACCGCGACGGCGACCGCGAAACGGACCGTGTACGCCTCGGTGGCGGCCGCGGGCGGCGCGGGCGCGTTCGCCGCGGCGGCCGCCCGGGCGGTGCACGCCGACGCTTCCCTCGCCGGAGGCGCAGGCGCGCTGGTGATGCACGGGACGAACGGCGCGCCGCTCAAGCACGCCAACGCCTCGGTGGTGGCCCGGGCGTGGCTGGAGCAGCTCGCCGACGTCCCGCGCGACGGCAGCGGCCGCGCCCAGGTGGCGATGACGCTGCCCGCGCTGGAGAAGTGGGCGGACACCGGGTTCATCACCGTGGGCCCGATCTTCCCCGGCACGCCGGAGCGCTACGTTCCGCTCCAGCACCCCATCGTCCAGGTGGACTGCTGGGCGGCGTGGAAGAACTCGAAAAAGCCGAACTACCAGGCCAACGAGCTGGCCGAGGTGGTGCGCGAGGCGGCCGAGTCGCTGATGTGGGCGGCGGCGCCCGTGCTGGAGATGCCGCCGGACGTCCGGCCGGTGTGGCTCTCGACCGTCGACGTCATCCGCGGCGTGACGTGGGTCCCGGACCCCAACTACACGCACTATTCGTTAGATCTCCACATCGGGTGGATCGAGCGCGACGCGCTAGCCGGCGCGGTCGGGTAACGGAAGGAAAAGGATCATGGCACAGGGAATCGTCGCCGGCGAGATCATGGCGGGCCAGCCCGGCAAGCTCTACGGCTTCCGGAACAACGGGCAGGGGATCACCGACGCCGCGGTGGACCTCGCCGTACTGGGCGCCAGCGGCGTCACCGACTGGTCGGGTTGGGAGTACTTCGGCCTGACCGACGGTGGGCTCCAGGCGTCGATCGAGAAGAGCTACGCCAACCACACCGTGGACCAGGCGCCGGACTGGGTGGCGAGCACCATCACCGAGCGGCACGCCAGCCTTTCCACCAACCTGGTGGCGGCCACGCTGGAGAACCTCTCCCGCGCGAACAACGGCGGCCTCATCACCACCGGCGTGGGCACCGGCGGTGGCTGGGACTCCTGGCAGCCGATCGTCGACACCCTCGAAACGCCGGAGGACTACATCGGCCTCGGCATCGAGAGCCGACGGCTCGACGGTAAGAAGATGGTGGCGGTGATCCGCCGCGCCCTCTCCACCGACAACATGAGCATGGCGTTCCAGAAAGACGCCAAGACGATGTTCTCGGTGAACTGGGCGGGCCACTTCGTCGCGGACGACGTGTCGCCGATCGTGGTGTACACCCAGCGCTGATCTACCGTCCGGTAACTACTCAAAAGGGAGGCCACCCTCATGCCGCTGCACTTCGAATCCGAGCGGAAAGCGCCGCCGACGCGCGAGCGCGAAACGCTGTTCACCATCGACGGCCGGGACTGCACGATCCCGGTCAAGTTCACCCCGCTGGAGATGGCTCGGTACGCCCACACCGTGCAGGGCGCCGGTCCGGACGCCGCCGCGGTGTTCGCGCTGGAACTCGCGCTGGGCGAGGAGAACTACCTCGCGTTCCTCAACCTCCCGCACGACGCGGTGAGCGAAGAGGACTGGACGCGCGTGGTCGGGCTCATCACCGGCCGACTGGTGGGCCTGGACGTCGAGGTCCCAAAAGACCCGGTCCCGGCGCCGGCGCCGCTGGCGACGGAGCCGCCGCCCTCACCGGAGCCGGCCGAGGATCCGCGGTGGCCGGGCCCGGATGCATCGGCGGACCGTACGCCCGCAACGCTGCCGGACTCGGCTGGGTCCTGAACTACTGGGAGGACATCGTGAGTGACCTGAGCGTCTTTCACCGGGTGGACGACGTCGCCGCGCTCGCGATCTCCCGGTTCATCATGCTGGCCGACCGGCTGGCCGCGTACGCAGGCGCGGTGCGTGCGCGGCTGACCCTCCAGCCCGCGGAGGTGGCCTC